GAGGAGAGTGATAGACAGTTTCCACGTACTGAAAAACACGCATTCAGAGATGAAACAAAACAATCTTTATTTAATCTAACTAAAATTTATGAACAAATAGATTATAATGAAGATTTAAAGCATTCAAACGTTGTAACTAAAGGTAATTTTCAGTGGCAAGATGGTGTTAAAGACACTAGTGTTATGTTTGTGCCAAGTAATCAAGGTAGGTTTTTAGTTTCTTGGGTGCCAAATATAAATCAACAAAATAGAGTTGTTGTTAAAAATGGTAGAAAATATCCTGGTAATGAACATATGGGCGCGTTTGGTTGTGACAGTTATGATATATCAGGAACAGTGGATGGTAGAGGTTCTAAAGGTGCTTTACACGGTTTAACTAAGTTTAGCATGGAAGATGCGCCACCTAATTTATTTTTTTTAGAATATATAGCTAGACCACAAACTGCAGAAATATTTTTTGAAGATGTACTTATGGCATGTATATTTTATGGTATGCCACTTCTTGCAGAAAACAATAAACCAAGATTACTGTATCATTTTAAACGTAGAGGCTACAGAGGGTTTTCTATGAATAGACCTGATAAAACAATGCACAAAATGTCAGTAACCGAAAAAGAAATAGGTGGTATACCTAATTCAAGTGAAGACGTAAAACAAGCTCACGCGGCTGCTATAGAAGCTTATATAGAAATGTTTGTTGGATTTAATAACGAACAATATGGTACGATGTATTTTCAGCGTACACTAGAAGACTGGGCAGCTTTTGATATAAACAATAGAACTAAACACGATGCATCAATTAGCTCTGGTTTAGCTATTATGGCTTGTAACAAAAATAAATATAGACCTGTTGCTGAAGTTATTAAAGAAGCTGTAAATTTAAACTTTTCAAAATACGATAACAAAGGCAGTAAATCAAAAATAATTAATAGATGAAATTAAACACTGGTATTAATAGTGCGTTTCCAAGTCAGATGGTATCTGAGGAAGAAAAGAAAAGTTTAGAATATGGATTATTGGTTGGGCAAGCTATTGAATATGAATGGTTTAGAGGCGGTAGAGTAAATGGAAGTAGATGGAACACTGGTTATCAAAATTTTCACAATTTAAGATTATACGCTAGAGGAGAACAAAACGTACAAAAATATAAAGACGAATTATCTATTAATGGTGATTTGTCTTATTTAAATTTAGACTGGAAGCCAGTACCTATTATACCTAAATTTTTAGATATAGTAGTTAATGGTATTGCTGCTAAAAATTATGACATAAAAGCTTTTTCACAAGATCCTTTTTCTTTAAAACAAAGAACTCAATACGCGACTGATTTAGTTGAAGACATGTATGGCCAAGATCTTATTGCTCAAGCAAAAGAAACCACAGGACAAGATTTTTCAAGATCTAATGTTGCAACAAGTGAATTACCTAGAAATAAAGAAGAATTAGAACTTCATATGCAACTTAGCTATAAACAAGGTATTGAAATAGCAGAAGAAGAGGTTATTGATAATGTTTTAGCTAACAATAAATATAACTTAACTAAAAAAAGAGTTATTGAAGATATTGCTACTATAGGTATTGGCGCAACAAAAACAAGTTTTAATAAATCTAATGGAGTTGTTGTAGATTATGTTGATCCAGCTAACATGGTTTATTCTTATACTAATGACCCAAATTTTGAAGATATATACTATGTAGGTGAAATAAAGTCTATGACTTTAGCTGAAATAAAAAAACAATTTCCATATCTTACAGACAAAGAATTAGAGCAAATGGTAAGATACCCGGGTCGTGACGGTTATATAGCTAATCCTAATTATGATAATGATTTAGTTCAAATACTATTTTTTGAATATAAAACATTTATTGATCAAGTTTTTAAAATTAAAAAAACCGACACTGGTTTAGAAAAAACTTTACAAAAACCAGATAGTTTTAATCCACCACAGAGTGACAATTTTAGTAGGGTTTCAAGAACAATAGAAGTTTTGTTTAGCGGAGCAAAAGTTATGGGTGTTCCACAGATGTTAGAGTGGAAGTTAGCTGAAAATATGACTAGACCTGTTTCTGATACGACTAAGGTTAATATGAATTATACTGTATGTGCACCTAACTTATACCAAGGTCGTATAGAATCGCTAGTTAGTAGATGTACAAGTTTTGCGGATATGATACAATTAACATCGTTAAAGCTACAGCAAGTAATTCAACGTATGGTACCAGATGGTGTTTTTGTAGATGTAGATGGTTTAGCAGAGGTTGATTTAGGTAATGGAACCAATTATAATCCACAGGAAGCTTTAAATATGTATTTCCAAACTGGTAGTATAGTTGGTAGAAGTTTAACACAAGACGGTGATCCTAATAGAGGTAAAGTACCAATACAAGAATTGCAAACATCAGCATCTAACGCTAAAATACAGTCATTAATAGCTACATATCAATATTATTTACAAATGATAAGAGATGTAACAGGATTAAACGAAGCAAGAGATGGTAGCCAACCCGATCCTAATGCTTTAGTTGGTTTACAAAAAATGGCTGCTAACGCTTCAAATATAGCAACTAAACATATATTAGATTCAAGTTTATATTTAACATTAAGAATATGTGAAAATATTTCTCTTAGAGTTGCGGATGCTTTAGAGTTTCCATTAACAGCAAACTCGTTAAAAGAAAGTATATCTGTTTTTAATGTTGAAACACTAAAAGAAATAGATACATTAAATCTTCATGATTTTGGTATATATTTAGAACTAGAGCCAGATGAAGAAGAAAAAGCACAATTAGAACAAAATATTCAAATTGCTATACAAAATCAAGGTATTGATTTAGAAGATGCAATAGATATAAGACAAATCAAAAATTTAAAATTAGCTAATCAAATGTTAAAGCTTAAAAGAAAGCAAAAACAAATTCAAGATCAAGCTAATCAAAAAGCAATGATAGCTGCTCAAAGCGAAGCTAACGCAAAAGCAGCTGAGTCTGCGGCTATGAATGAAGTTGAAAAACAACAAGCTTTAGCACAAACAGAAATACAAATAGAACAAGCAAAGTCTCAGTTTGAAATACAAAGAATGGAGCAAGAAGCGTTAATTAAAAAACAATTAATGGCTGAAGAGTTTCAATATCAGCTACAATTAGCTCAAGCTAAAGTTAATACTGATAAAGAAAAAGAACAATTTATAGAAGATCGTAAAGATAAAAGAACAAAAATACAAGCAACACAACAATCAAAAATGATTGAACAGCGTCAAAATGATTTGTTACCTACAGATTTTGAATCAGCAGGTATGGATAATTTAGGCGGTTTTGGTTTAGAGCAGTTTGAACCGCAATAAACTATTTATTAATTTTTATTATATTATATTATGTCAGAACAAGTAAAACAAGAGGGTACTTTTAAAATTAAAAGTAAACCTAAACAATTAACTAAAAAAGACAACATTATTAAGGTTGATCTTTCTAAAAAAGAAGAAAAAGATGCCGTTCAAGTCGGAGAAACAAAGGAGGTGGCTGTGGCAGAACAAGCCGGAGATAGCCCTAAAGTGGACAAACAAATATCAGAGCCCAAAGAAGTTCTTGAAAATAAAGAAGAAACCCCTATAATACAAGAAATAGTAGAAGAAGAAAAAACAGTAGAAGAAAAAGTTGAAGAAGAAATTGTAGAACTAGGTGAAAAAATAGAAGAAAAAGTTATTGCTCCTACACCTGAAGAAGTAAGAGAAGTAGCTAAGCTACCAGAAAACATAGAAAAAGTTGTAGACTTTATGAAAGAAACTGGTGGAACGTTAGAAGATTATGTAAGATTAAATGCAGATTATTCTAATGTAGATAACGATACTCTTTTAAGAGAGTATTACAAACAAGCAAAATCGCACTTGGATTTAAGTGAAATTAACTTTTTAATTGAAGATAATTTTTCATTTGATGAAGAAGTAGACGAAGAGCGAGATATTCGTAAGAAAAAACTCGCCTATAAAGAAGAGGTTGCAAAAGCTCGAAAGCATTTAGAAGGTTTAAAGAATCAATATTACGAGGAAATCAAGTTGAGACCTGGTATAACTCAAGACCAACAAAAAGCAATGGACTTTTTCAACCGATACAACGAAGAGCAAAACACAGCTCAACAACATCATGAGGCTTTTAAGTCTGACACTAAACAATATTTTTCTAACGATTTCAAAGGTTTTGACATCAGTGTTGGAGAAAAGAAGTTTAGATATGGAGTTAAAAATCCTAGTGAAGTTGCGACTAAACAATCAAATGTTTCTAATATAATTAAGAGGTTCTTAAACGATGATGGAAGTGTTAAAGATGTTAAAGGTTATCACAAAGCTATGTATGCCGCTGACAATATTGACTCAATTGCAAAACATTTTTATGAGCAAGGTAAATCCGATGCTACAAAAGATATTGTTGCAAAATCTAAAAACATTACAGACGAAGTAAGGCCTGCGCCTACTGGAGATGTACTCGTTGGTGGATTAAAAGTTAAAGCTATTAGCGGTCTTGATTCTTCAAAACTGAAGATAAAAACAAGAAAATTTAACTAAAAACAAAATTAATTATTATGGGACAAATTTCTCCTGTGTTTGGAAGTATTATACCTTCTCAACAACAATTATTGCTAGCTAATAACTATCTAGCATTTAACGGTGGTGCGAATGACTTCGTACAACAATATCTACCAGAAGTATATGAAGCTGAGGTAGAAAGATATGGAAACAGAACTTTAAATGGTTTCCTTAGAATGGTTGGCGCTGAAATGCCAATGACATCTGATCAGGTTATCTGGTCTGAACAAAATAGATTACATGTTGCGTATACTAACGTTAGTCAAACTGGTGGAGCGGGTTCTGCTACATTAACTTTTGTTACTGGTGGTGCAACAGGAGTATCTAATGCTGTTTTTCCAAATGACACAATAGTTGTAATGAACCCTTCAACAGGTGTTACAATTAAAGGTGTTGTAGGAAGAAGTGATAACAACGGTGCTGGTACACTAGCTACTATTACTTGTTATCCTTTCCAAGCTAACAACTGGGATGGTTTAGGAGTTGGATCTACAAACTTAAAAATGTTTGTATATGGTTCTGTATTTGCTAAAGGCACAACCCACGGTGTTGCACAAGGTGTAACAGGTGGTCTTGCTGCTGCTGCAACTACTGTAAAATCTATCCAACCTTCATTTACTCAATACGCTAACCAACCAATTATCATAAAAGATTCATTCCAAATTAATGGTTCTGATATGGCTCAAATAGGTTGGGTAGAAGTTGCTACGGAAGATGGTACATCAGGATACTTATGGTATTTAAAATCTGAGTCTGAAACAAGATTAAGATTTGATGACTATTTAGAAATGGCAATGGTTGAAGGTGAACTTGCTGCTGCTGCTGCAGGTATTAACTTTGCTAATCAATCAGCTAACGTTAATGGATTTACTGCTGCTGGTGGTGCTGCTGTAGCTCATGGATCTGAAGGTCTTTTTGCTGCTATTCAAGCAAGAGGTAATATCATGTCTGGATTCTCAGCTGGTACTGGTCTTTCTGATTTTGATCAAGTACTTAAAAATTTAGATACTCAAGGAGCAATTGAAGAAAATATGCTTTTCTTAAATAGAGCTCTAGATTTAGATTTTGATGACATGCTAGGACAAATTTCAGGTGGATCTGTAGGTGGAACAGCTTATGGTTTATTTGAAAACTCTGAAGATATGGCATTAAACCTAGGTTTCTCTGGTTTCAGAAGAGGTTCTTATGACTTCTACAAAACTAGCTGGAAATACTTAAACGACGCTTCTACAAGAGGTGGAGTTGCGGTAAGTGGAATTGAAGGTGTATTGATACCTGCAGGAACGTCAACTGTTTATGACCAACAACTTGGTACTAACATTAGAAGACCGTTCTTACACGTTAGATATAGAGCTTCACAAACTGAAGATAGACGATACAAAAACTGGATTACAGGATCTGCTGGTGGTGCTTACACTACAAGCTTAGATGCTATGCAAGTTAACTGGTTGTCTGAAAGATGTTTGGTTACACAAGCTGCGAATAATTTCGTATTATTCCAAAACTAAGATTGCTATAAAGTGTTAGGGGTGTCAAAAAGCGTTGGCTCAAAAAGACACCCCAACCTTTATTTTTTTTATTAATTATATTATATTATATCATGTCAAAAACAAAAGAAATAAAAACCCCAAAATGGGAGATTAAAGATAGAAGATACTATCTATTACACGGTAAAGAACCATTAACTTATACTTTAAACTCTAAAAATAGTTTAAGACATCCTTTGCTATGGTTTGATGAGCAGGCTGGAGAACAAAAAGAGTTAAGATATGCAACTAACCAAAATTCACCACTTGTAAAAGATCAAAAAGGTGAAGTAACACTAGGTCATATTATATTTGAAGACGGTGTTCTTGCTGTGCCAAAACAAAAACAAAACTTACAAAAACTACTATCAATATATCATCCAAAGAAAAATATTATATATGCAGAATGGGAACCTCAAGTTGTTGCCGAAGATGAGTTGGAAGATATTAACCTAGAACTAGACGCAATGTTGGCTGCTAAAAACATGGAAATTGACCATGCTGAAGCGGTGTTGAGAGTAGAAAAAGGATCAGAAGTTAACGGTTTAACTTCAAAAGAACTTAGAAGAGATTTGCTTATAATGGCAAAGAAAAATCCAAGTTCATTTTTAGCAATTGCAAACGACGATAATGTAGGTTTAAGAAATATAGGTATTAGAGCCGTAGAACAAAACATAATTACTTTAGCTCAAGACCAAAGAACATTTCATTGGGGATCAAACAACAGAAAGCTAATGACTATACCTTTTGATGAAAACCCTTACTCAGCTTTAGCTGCTTGGTTTAAAACAGATGAAGGTGTCGATGTTTTTAAAACAATTAAGAAAAAGTTACAATAATATGTAACTATAATATAGTGAAGGGTCACTTTTGTGGCCCTCATTATTAACTAAAATATTAAAATGGCAATAAACGTAAACACTGTATATCAAACCGTTTTATTAATACTAAACAAAGAACAAAGGGGTTATATGACACCTTTAGAGTTTAATAAAACAGGTGCTCAGGCTCAATTAGAAATATTTGAAACATATTTTGATAGTTTAAATCAGCAGATACGTATTCCGCAAACAGATAGAGATTACGCCGATAGAGTCGTAAGTCTTGATGAAAAAATCTCTATATTTAAAGAGTTTGGAAACGCTACATCAATATCTTCAAGTAACGTTTTTAATTTACCACAACCATTTACTGGTTCAGAAATTCCTTCAAAAACAACACTACCAGCTAGTACAACAGCAGCTACAACTCAATATGTAATACAAGATGTAACAGATGAATTGATAGCTAACAGTGTTATTCAAGTGTTTTTTCAAGATACATTTATAGCTTCTTCAGAGTATACAATAACAGGTTCAACAATTACATTTAATGTTCAACCTCCTGTTTTAGGTCAAGTTATAAGAGTAAATGTTTATCCTAAACAGTTTTATAAGTTAGGTAATGTTTTTTATAGCGCAGGTGGTACTAGACCTGTACAAGAATTACAGAGGGTTGGTAAAGGTGATTTATATCATTTATTATCTTCTAAATTAACAGCGCCAACCACAACATATCCAATATATACTTACAGCAATAATAAGTTGAGTGTTTACCCATCAAGCATAAATAGTGGTATAAGTCTTGCTTATATAAGAAAGCCTTTGCCTCCAGTTTGGGGTTTTACTCAATCAGGAACTGGACAATATACTTTTGTGGCAAATACTTCTTTTAATTTTGAATTAAATCCTGCTGAGCAAACAGAGTTAATATTAAAAATATTATTATATGCAGGTGTTGTAATTAGAAGCCCAGAAATAGTACAAGTTGCAGCACAAAAAGTTGCACAAGAAAACATAAATCAACAAAGATAATAAATTATGCCTATACCTAATGGTGGTTTAATAACCGAAACTAACAGACAATATTACGCTGGTGCACAGCAGTTTACATCAGATGGTAACGCTAACCAAACTTTTACAAGTACTTTTAATACAGAGTTAGTTGTAGGTTCAGGTAATTATTCTGACCCGTCAAGTTTAGGTTATAATATAAATAATTTTAAAATATTTACTAGTCCAAATGCTCAAAATTGGACAGAACTTACACCAGCAAGCACTGACATAGATGCTGTGTCTAGTGGTGCTAACAACGCTGGCCAGCCTTTATTAGTCATAACAGCATTAACACCCACACCTACGGGTGGAAGTTTATTTGTGGTTTTAAACAAAACAACAGGTTTAGTTTATGGAACTATTGTTACAGCTGTTAACGCAGGTGGAGTAGATAATTTAACGTTAAATCAAAATTTACCAGCTGGAGGTGTTGCTAACGGTACTGAATTAAGCATTAGAAGAATTACTGTATGGACTATGTCTAGCCCTAACATAATAACGGTGCCTGAAGCTTTAACTGTTAATACATATTTAAAAATACAGTTAAATGAAAACACATTAGACAATGTACATGGCGACTATGAATACACAAGGCTAGATGATATTATTGATAACTTTCTTATTGCTTATGTAGGAGCTGGTAAACTTATAAGAAGTGTAAAAAGAACAGATGTAATATTTCACGCAAGACGAGGTTTACAAGAATTTAGCTATGATACATTAAAAAGCACTAGATCATCTGAGCTTACAGTGCCTAGTAGTTTGAGCTTGACTATACCACAAGATTATGTTAATTATGTAGATTTATCTTGGGTTGATGAATTAGGTGTTTTACATCCTATATATCCAACTAATAATTTAAATCAAAGCCCTTATTATACTTTCACTCAAGATGATTTAGGTAATCCTATACAAGATTCTAGCGATAATAATACAGAGGCTACGTCTCAAATAAATGAAGATTGGAATAAAACTAATCCAAAAAGAATTAGTGGTGCTTTTGTTAATAACTTTGATAATGCAAATGCTGTTTATGATAGAAGTGTATATGATGGTGTATTAGGCCAAAGATACGGTTTAGAGCCACAAACTAGTCAAAAAAATGGTTGGTTTAAAATTGATGAAAGAAAAGGTACTTTTAATTTTACTAGTAACTTAGCAAATAAATTAATATTATTACAATATATTTCTGATGGTAATGCTTATGATCTTGATGCCAGAATACCTAAATTAGCTGAAGAAGCTTTATATGCTTACATAATACACGCTATACTGTCTGTATCATCAGGTGTTCAAGAGTATATTGTAAGAAGATTTAAACAAGAAAAAAGTGCTAAATTAAGAAATGCAAAAATAAGATTATCTAATCTTAAACTTGATCAAATAGTTCAAGTAATGAGAGGTAAATCTAAATGGCTAAAATTTTAATACATGGCTGAAATAAAGAATAGTTTTCTAAGATCCAAGATGAACAAAGATCTTGACGATCGATTAATTCCTAATGGTGAGTATAGAGATGCTTTAAACATATCTGTAGGTAAATCAGAAGCTGATGATATTGGTGCTTTAGAAACTGTTTTAGGTAATACTAAAATAATTAACAGTGATTTACTTGTTACTAATGATACCGCTATAGGAACAGGAACATTAGCTGATCCTAGCACAGTGCCTACGTCAGGTGGTATAGTAAATTTAACTGGAAACTATGAAAA